TTACATTCTCTCGCTATCCAAACGTATAGATGAACATTTTCATGTATCTCAGAGCGGAAGATGGCGTAGCTCTAAGGGACTTTCTAAAAAAGAACCCAAGTGTAAAAGGTATTGAAAAGGAAAAAGAGTTTTTAGATGCTGGATTGATCGCGCGGGTCTGCTACTCTTTGGAAGTGGAGCTTAATAAACTTTAGTCGGGGAGCCTGATGACCTATTGCAAAGCTAGGTCTGAAAGCTTAGGAAAATTGTAGTCAAAAATCTACAAAAGGCAGGGAGGTCTACGCGAGGTGGCTTACTTATCCCCCGACTCTTTAAATGTTTGTATAGTTATCATTGAGTGAGGCCTAAGGGTCTCTTTTTTATTGCAATAATATTTTCGGGCTTGCAAACTTACCACTTGCGAATCGTCAGCAATCGCTGATAATGTCAAAGCATCTAAAGTGCTACGACATAATTTGTCAATATCTCCTTTATTCCTAGTAGTAGGATATTTAGGCGCTGATTGCTTTAGCTCTCCCTTTGCGTTTAAATGAGATTTCGGTCTATGAAACCAGAAAACTAGATCAATATGTACTGGTTCTTCGATCAACTCCCCAACAACTTTATTTGCTTCTACCCTGACAGCGTCTCTCCATGACTTTACCCTTTTGCATGATTCAATCATTATTCCGCGGCCAATGTGTCTTTTACTGCCCTGCGGTGCAGCTTCAATACCTTCAACAGTAATTACATACTTCATAGAAAATGAGTTTCATACCTGAAAATACTCCTTTCGTATCTTTGCCTACTGCCCTGAAAGGAAGAATAGACCCACACCAGCTAGCGGTGTTATGGGTGCTGCAAAGCTACTACCCGAATATCTGGCCTAGTTATAGCACAATCGCAAAAGATGCAGGTATGTGCAGAACTAAGGTTATTCATACTGTTGAACAATTATGTTCGCTGGGCTGGCTACAGAAAGTTTCTAGAACCGATGAACACGGCCAAAAGACTAACGCATATCGAGTTACAGTTTGGCATGAATGTCGAGTCCCAACACCTGAACTATCTAGTAGTGAACCGCAGTCCATTTCAGCAACTAGTACACCAGATAAACTACCCCAGTGTATCTCAGCAACTAGGGGTGGTGTATCTCATGAACCCGAACTAAAACAAGTTAAACTAAAACAAAAAACTAAAAAGAAAGGATATTCTGAAAAATTTGAATCTTTTTGGAAAAAGTATCAATCTCAAAATAATAAATGTGTTTCTCAATCTAAGAAACCAGCCTATAGAGAATGGGAACAGCTAGACAAAAAAACACAGGAAAAATTAGAAGATGCACTAGAGGCAGATCAAAGACTAAGAGTAAAACTCATTAGAAACGGAAAATTTGTACCAATGTGGCCTGATTGTTTCAGATGGATTAAGAATGGACAATACGAACAGTTTTTAGAGTTGCGCGAACAGAAATCTAAGTCAAGATTAAATCCTATGCTTGCAAAGAAAGCAAGTGACCAACCCTTTTAAAACCCATGCAAAACTACAAACGATCTGCAATAGATCGAGATATTACTTTCAGACCACCAGTTCACAACTGCTACGCTTGCAATGATACTGGAATAGTTAATAATTCAGATGGATTGATTAACAATTACCTAGCAGATTACGACATAACAGAAGCTGGAAAGAAAGTAGCTGGCAGTGATCTAGCCATTATATGTTATTGCGAAGCCGTCTACCCTAAATATAATGATGAGGCACAATTAACTTCACATGGTTTTAGAAATGGCGAAGGTGATATAAGAAATAACGTAGGTATTAATGTAGATAAAGATATAATTAGAGAGTTACATAATATAAGAAAAAAAGCTTGGAAAGATACTGCTACACTAATGAGTCGACTTATTCAAAAAAACTTAAAATCTAAAAATCCTGAATTACCCGCAGAAATGCAGCAAGTTAAAGATCAATTAGCAAATTTTACTATTAAATCGCTTAATAGCTGATTTTACTCTTACCAGATTGCTCTGTAACACCCTTTTAATTTAGTCCCTATACGTTTCTACCCTTGAAAAAACCTAAAGATTACCTAGTCTATGACCCTCTGCAAAAATGCAACTATAGAATCTTAAACGGAAAGCGGTTATGGTTACAGCCAAGACCCAAAGAAGTGTACCTGTCCAAAAAAGAGCTAAAGTGTGGACAGTTACCAATCTCGCTATGACTACAACACCAGACTTACCGATATTCTCACCAGAGGATATAAAGCAATCAAGAATAATAGATTTAACCCTTTACAAAAATAATCCTAGAGTACATAGTGATGTTCAAATAGAAAGATTAGCAATCTCACTTCAAGAGTTTGGATTCACAAACCCTGTACTAATTGATGACATGGGTAATGTTGTTTGTGGACATGGTCGTATTGCAGCTGCAAAAAAAATAGGACTAGAGACAGTTCCTACTATTACGCTTTCCCATCTAACACCAGATCAGCGCAAAGCTTACATAATCGCAGATAATCAGCTGGCTTTAAACTCTAGTTGGGACGATGACATATTGAAACATGAACTAGAAGCACTAATGGAAAATGGTTTCGATTTATCTGTTTTAGGCTGGGGCGATGATGTGCCAACCTTTGCAGATGAGCCAGACTACGGATCACTAGAAGATTTTGACGACCCTACCAGTGAACTGGCTAATGATGTAATGAAGGCAATACAAATAGAATTTCGACCTGAAGATTATGAAGAGGCAAAAGAATTAGTAGCAGAAGCAAGAAAAAAAGGTATTTACATAGGGCAAGAACTAGTAAACGCGCTTAAAGCATTAAGCTAATGAAGTTAACCAAAACTTCTTTAAACGGAGTTAAGTTCTTCTACAGAGAAGGCTACTCCGACATTAAGACTTTCATAGAGGTTTTATCTAATCAATCCTACCTAAAAAAAGGTATGGAAGTTCTTAATAATGAAAGCTGGTTAGATTGTGGCGGTAATGTTGGTGCTTTTTCTTTGTTAGCAGCTTCTAAAGGTGCATCTGTAATTACCTATGAGCCTGACCCTTTTAATTGTGAATTAATTGAAAAAAATGCAAAACTTAATGGCTTTCAAAATGCCATAACAGTTAAACAAGCTGCTTTAGTGCATGATTTTAGAAAAGATACAACCTTATCCATAGCTCAAAATGGTAATGTATGGCGCAATACCATAATGAAAAAAAAGAGTAATAAAGCTATAAGAGTACCTTGTCTAAATTTTGATGAGCAAGCTGTACTAGCTGATAATTGCAAGATGGATATAGAAGGGGCTGAAATACCAATACTTACTCATACAAAAAGCGATTTTAATAAACTGGTCTATGAATGGAGCTTTGATATTGACCCAATGCTGCCAAAGATATGGAAAGTAATAGAGAAGCAAAAGCTAAAGTACAAAGTTGAAGCACCATATAAAACAATTCACTATGAGGAAAGAGATATAAATATGTGGGGTGAAAGCTGGTTCCCGCCATGCATTATGGTTTATTGTTTTAAAAGATGAAACTACCAGAGCTAATATTGAAACCAGTTACTTCTCATTTGAAGATTGGAGATAGTGTAGGCGGTTTCGAGCCTAATATTTTTGAAGATTGCATTCTAATAGACCCAGATGGTACACCTGTGGGTTTGTTTATAAAAACTTTGCCAGACGATTTACAGAACCTTGTGAATATAGCTGACAGAGAAATACATACTAAGCGTGTACCTAAATCAGAAATGAAAAGGTCTAGCGGCTTACATAATAAAAAAGCTGAAGTTTTGCAGTATTCAACTATCTTAGGTTCATGTCCACCTAAACCACACATGAGAAGGCCATACGCTAGTAGATCATCTGTTCATTCTGTAAAGACTGCTAATACTTTTGTTAAGGCTATGTATGCAGCGGGTATCAAATCTTTTGAAATAGTAAAAAAATATATTCCAACAGTGGCAGAGAATCATCTATTTAAAATCAAGCAAAGAATACCCGATAACTGGCGTTTCGCTAATAATTTCAGTTCAACTATCTCGAATTGCAACATATCCGCACCAGTTCACCAAGACCACGCCAATGTAAAAGGTGCTATAAATATGATTATTACCAAAAGACGTAACAGTAAGGGAGGTAACTTACACGTTCCTGATTACAATGCCACGTTTGATCAGACCGATAACTCATTATTGGTATATCCAGCTTGGCGTAATAGGCACGGAGTTACACCGATTATCCCTACACATCAGGGAGGCTATCGAAACTCTCACGTTTGGTACGCGCTTGATTCCTTTCACAATCTAGAAAAATAGTGAAAAAAAAGAAGGCTACACAGTCAGAAAAAGATTATAGAACTTTCAAGATTGCAGCATTTCTTGCACGTGGTGTAACGCGCTCAGAAATAATAAAATATACCGCGGCTGAGTGGGGACTGAAGCTAAGACAAACAGAGCAGTATATCCAAGACGCCCGTATCATTCTCAAGAAAGATTTTGACATTGACAGAAGGCAATTTACCGCGGACATTTTAAGCCAGCTTTCTACCCTACAAAAAGAGGCTAGAAACAGCAATCAATTAAACGTAGCTTTAGGTTGTATTAACTCAATGGCTAAGATTGCACAGATCACAACATGAGTATATTAACCAGAGAGGGATCAGTATTAGATATTGCAGGCACTAGCGGAGTTTCGATTGATATAAAACAATTACTAGCAAATATTAGAAACGATCTTCACGAACCACAAAGGGAGTTTTTTGATAACAGTAATACTGAGATACTTGGCTTATCAGCTGGTTATGGTGCAGGGAAAACTAGAGCGCTTTGTGCAGTATGTGTGAAACTAGCGGCACTTAACGTAGGATTTACAGGTGCAGTAATGGAGCCTACAGGTTCTTTGATTCGAGACATCTGGCAGAATGACTTTGAGCAGTTTTTGGAATACTATGAAATACCTTACTCATACAGGGCTAGTCCATTACCTGAGTACATATTGCACCTACCAGATGGAGATACAAAGATACTTTGTAGAAGTTTTGAAAACTGGTCTAGGATAATTGGTCTAAATTTGGCTTTCGTGTTGGCAGATGAAATAGACACAGTAGCCCCATCTGTATGTGATAGGGCATTTCCAAAGATTCTAGGTAGGTTAAGGTCTGGTAATGTCAGGCAGTTTTGCGCAGCGAGTACACCAGAGGGTTTTAGATGGATGTGGAATACCTTTGGATCAGAGGCGGCACAGGAAAGAACAGACCGCAAACTTATAAGAATGAGAACGCAAGACAATCCACATTTACCAGAAGATTTTATTGAACGAATGCAAGCAAACTACGACCCTAGTATGCTGCAGGCTTACCTTAACGGAGAGTTCACCAACCTCACCACTGGGCAGGTATATGACAGATTCGTAAGAGAAGATAACATTGTAGATACTATTCCAAGTATCCAGATGGAGCCATTAAGGATAGGTGTAGACTTCAATATTGGAAATATGAGCGCGGTGATAGGAATTAAATTAGGAGAAAAATTGTTGATAATTGATGAGATTGTGTCAGCACATGATACAGACGCACTTGCACAGGAAATACAGCGTAGATATCCTACTAATAAGATTTACGTCTACCCTGATGCTTCAGGCGGCAATCGAAGTACTAATGCAGCAAAAACAGACATACAGATTCTTGAATCCTATGGTTTCACTAATCTCTCGGCCAAAAGCAATCCAGCAATCAGAGATAGAGTCTCTGCCGTACAGGGTTTGTTATGCAACGGAAAAGGGCAAGTACGTCTACAGATCAATGCCAGTTGCAGACGTATGATTGAGTGTCTTGAGTTACAGAGTTATACAGATAAGGGCGAGCCAGATAAAGACGCTGGTTACGATCACATGAATGATGCTCTAGGGTATCTGGTTTGGAGAGAGTTCAATCCATTATTTGCACGTGCGGGCAAACCTACAGGCATTAGAATATATTAAGAACATGGTACTATTGAGGCAAAACTGTGTATAGCTCACTAAATATTTACAATCAGCCAATAACACAAGCTGCTACAACAGTTGCCAGCCCTAACGCGGCCTATCAACGAATGGCTCAATTTTGGGATTTGATTACTGATTTGAAAGAAGGTACATACAAGATTAGAAGCGAACACAGAAAATATTTACCACAGGAAGCTAGAGAAACTGACGATAGTTATGACGTAAGACTAAGTAGGTCAACAGTAGTACCATATTTGCAGCGTATAGAAAAAATGCTTTCAGGTATGCTGGTAAGAAAGCCTGTAAGATTAGATGATGTATCGGATTTAGTAAGAGAGCAACTATTCGATGTAGATTTAGAGGGTAACGATCTCAATGTGTGGCTTTACCAGACAGCAAGGCAAGCTATTAGTTTTGGTCATGTCGGTGTTTTAGTAGATGCTCCAAGAGAAGGTGATAAGACTAGGCCATATTGGGTTACTTATACACCGAAGGATATTTTAGGTTGGAGATCTGAGATTATAGAGGGTGAAAGACAGTTGACCCAGCTAAGACTTATGGAGCAGGTAGTAGAACCTGAGGGAAAGTACGGAGATAAGATAATTAAGCAGATTAGAGTATTAGAAAGGGGTAGATACGAAATTCATAGGAAGGACGAGAAGAAAAACGAATATAAATTATTTGATGAAGGAGAAATGAGTCTAAAAGATAAGATTCCTTTTGCTGTTGCTTACTCTAATAGAGTTGGTTACTACGAAAGCCGCAGCCCACTATATGACATTGCAGAACTAAACCTTAAGCATTATCAAATACAATCTGACCTAGATAATATTTTGCATATCAGTTCTGTACCATTGCTTGCTGTATTTGGATATCCCAATGCTGACGAGATAACTACTGGACCCAGCGAGGCACTATCTTTGCCACCAGAGTCAAGAATGGAATATATTAGCCCATCAGGAGACAGTTATGATAGCCAGTTTCAGAGATTAGCAGATATTAAAGACCAAATAAACACACTATCACTAGCAGCTGTACTAGGTCAGAAGTTAGTAGGAGAATCAGCGGAGGCCAAGCAGATAGATAGATCACAGAATGATTCGACCATGATGGTAATAGCACAGCAAATGCAAGACTTGATAGATAACTGCTTAAGATTTCACAGCGAATATCTTAATGAAGCTAATGCGGGTAGCTCCTTTGTTAATAGAGACTTTGTTTCTGCTAGATTACAGCCACAGGAGATAACCAGCTTACTAACTCTATTTACTGCTGGAACTATTACACAAGAAACTCTATTGAATCAATTATCTGCTGGAGAGGTATTAGGAGATGACTTTGACGTAGAGGAAGAGATCGAAGGCACACAAAGCGGTGGCTTAACAGAATCAGAACCACCTGAAGAGCCTGATCCAGAGCCTGAAGAAGAAGAGGAGGAGGCACCAGAGGCAGAATGATAAATGAGTATTCCAGAGGTATTTTTTAGGGAGACTATTGACCTTAACAGATACAGTAATGCTGTAGCTAATAAATTTGTAGAAAACTATATTCAAATAATTTACGATACTACTAAGCAGCTGGTTGAACTAGACAAAAGGCAAAAGAAAGCAGGGGTTAATATAGCTGTAGCTCCACAAACAAGGAAAAGATTAAGAGCAATACTTGCACAATCCAAAGCAAGTATGGACAGATGGAATAAAGATGCAACAAAGCAAATGATTAAAGAAATGGAAGGATTAGCAAAGATACAGACAGGGTTTATAGAGGGTGAATTACAAAAAGCTGTAAAATCTGGCGGTATCCCAATTAATTCAGTTGCAGTTAACCAAAGATATGCAACTTCTTTTGTTAAAACAGACCCTACGAAAGTCAATATATTTACCAGCAAGCAATTTACTGAAGATGATTTTATTAAGTTTGGGTCAGGTAAGTTTGAGCTAACAGCTAGGCAGGGTGCAATGATGACTTTGCCTAATGGCGAAACTGTAGAAAAAGCTTTCAGAGGTATTGCAAGAAAAAATCAAGCATTATTAGCTAGAACTATTAGAGCTGGTGTATTTAGTGGAGAATCAGTAAACAAGATTGCTAAGAGTCTGGCAGGCACTTTGGAGTTTGATAAGGTAGCGACCACAAGACAAAAGATTGCAGCTGGAGGACAGGCTATAAAATTAGCAAGCCATCAAATAAAAACAGTTGTTAGAACATCTGTTAATCAGGTACAGAATCAGGCTTCTCAATCTGTTTATGCAGCGAATAGCAAAGTAGCACCTAGATACGAATATGTAGCAACACTAGATAGTAAGACCAGTAATATTTGTAAAAGGCTTGATGGCAGAAAGTTTCAATACAATAAGGGACCAACGCCACCACAACATTTCAACTGTAGGTCTACCACAGTTCCAGTTGTTGACTATGAAGGTTTAAGTAAGCGCAAAGGGTTTGAAGATTTAACAGAACCACCAGTAGGAAAGGTAGTTAGTAGGCCTAGTGCTACTGGAAGAGTCCCACAAGGCACACAATATGGTGATTGGTTACTGCAGCAAGATAAAAAACTACAAGTAAAGACTCTAGGCACAGAACAAAAAGTCGATTTTTTTAAGAAATTAGCAAAAAAAGAAGGTTCAGGACATGCGGCAATTAGAAAAATGATAAGGAATGACGGAACAGAACTACCACTAGATAAGTTAGAGAAAATATATGCCAAGCCTGTAGTGGCTAAGAAAGTAGCAGCACCAGTAGCTAAAGCACCTAAGATTAAGACATCACCAACTATGTCTACTGAAGGTGTTGATACATGGATCACTAAGAATAGATTTGGAGATATTCAGGAGTTCACAGAAGATAGCTTTGACGGAATGGAGACCTTAGGCGGCCTGACTGAAAAACATATTAAGAAGATGAGAGCGTTTATGAAAAAAGGTAATATAGTTAATCAATTCAATATGAAATATGAAAAAACTGCAAGTATAACTAATTTGAGACAAAGATTTTTGAATGGAAAAAATTTAGAAGCTTTTGCAAAGTCTAATGAAACTGTTGTTAAGAGATTCAGAGCTATTGATAAGATTCCTGAAAAAGATTTAATTTCAGAGGTTAAGGATTGGAAACAAAGGTGGAATGGTCGCGGAAATTTAAAAATAGGCAGTTATGAAAGATTGTTTGAAAGAAACATAAGCATATTGAAAAAAGGTGGAATGATTGATACAGATTTTCAGAGAAAGGTAGTTAATAACTTATTTGGTAATGCAACTGGAAATACAAATGGCTATACCATTATGAGTTCTGGAATGGTTCATACAAGGTTAAGAGATGGTGCAAAAAAAATTAGTGCGGCATCTGCTAAGAAAATCAAAAAAAGTGCAGCGAATACTTTAGAAACTAACTTTAAGTTCAGCAAATTTAAAGGCACAAGGTACGAAAGATACAGACAGGGACTTAAAGAAGGTATTGAGGAAGTATGGTCTAACTCACACCCAATGGACGAATCAATAGATTGGTTCTCTACTTTAGTTCATGAGATGGGACACCAAGTACACTTTCAAGCTGGTATGCCGAAACTAGGTAAGCGGTTTTTAAGTTTAAAGGGCATGACCTATCCAACTGAATATAGTCGTAAGAATGTAGCAGAACAATTCGCAGAATCTTTCACACAGTATATTTTTAATCCCGAAGGGTTGCAAAAGAATGCACCACGTTTGTATAAATGGGTAGATGAAACCTTTGAGGAGGCTATGAAAAACTTATGACACCATTTGAAGCGCTAGAACTATCAAGAAAGTTTCCTAAAAACAGATCAGTGGTAAAACGTATTTACGATGCACTACAAAAAACTAGGGGCGATAATAGAAAAAAGTTTGAGCAAATCATTGAAGGTCTGTATGTAGACGCTATAGATGACGAGGACTTTGACATACTTAACAAATACTTTGGATAGCTATGCCATTAAGAAAAGGTAAATCACAAAAAATTATCTCAGCTAACATTCGTAAGCTAATGAGAGAAGGAAAAACACTTAAGCAGGCTCAAGCCATTGCATTAACAACTGCTAAAAAACGTAAAAGGAAGTAATATAGTTACAGCTACTTTTATTGTTATGCCTTCACACTACGGATCAATGAAACCAAAGGGTAAAAAGAAAAAGGTTAAGAAGGGAGGCAAAAAGTAATGGGATATATTTTTAAAGTTCAAGGTGCTGAGGACTCTAAGCCTAAAGCTGAGAACTGTGAAGTAAAGCCAAAAGCAAAGAAAAAAACTAAAAAGTGACTAAGAAACTAAGGCGAGTTCCAAAGGACAAAAAAACAGGGCTACCTAAAAAGTACCTGTCTGGTGCTAAAAATAAATCAGCAAAAGCTGCTGAGATTAAGAGAACTGCCGAGGCTTATAGAAAAGGACAGTATATTGATATTCAAGCTGTATCCAAATCACGTACTAAACAAAATGTCTCCACAAGCAAAAAGAAGAAAACCACTAAGCGCAAGCGTAAAAGCTAACTTAAAAAAGAAGGCTGAAGGTACACGCTTTTTTTATGGGGAACTTGCAGCGGTATATAGAAAAGGTCAGGGCGCTTATTTGTCTAGTGGTTCAAGAAACGTACCTATGGCAGCTTGGGCGATGGGTAGAGTCAACAGTTATATGAGAGGGGATAAAGCCAGAACAGCAGATTCTGCAATCTATTCAAGGTACAATAAAAGAAGATGAAACTAACTACAAGACAAAAAAATACTCTAGCCAAACACCAAAAAGCGCATGGTCATACTAAAGCGCATATGGATTTTATGAAACGTAAGATGAGAGAGGGAATGTCATTTACAGAGGCGCATAGATTAGCAATGAGAAGGAAGGGCAAATGAGTGACCCTAGACTTAAAAGGTTTGGACTATCTGGTTATAACAAACCTAAGAGAACACCATCACACCCTACAAAGTCTCATGTAGTACTAGCCAAAGAAGGTGACAAGATTAAATTAATTAGGTTTGGAGCGCAAGGGGCTGATACTAAACCACCAAGAAAAGGGGAAAGCATGGCAGATAAGGCAAAACGCAAAAGTTTTAAGGCTAGACACGCTAAAAATATTGCCAAAGGTAAAATGTCAGCAGCTTTTTGGGCAGACCGCACGAAGTGGAGCTAGTATTGTGAATAATTGTAAATTTTTTATTTATGGCTGACGAACCAATCAAACCAAATCCACCTGTAGATACTGCAGCGTTAATGGCAGAAGTTGAAGCACTCAGAAAAAGCAACAGAGAAATTTTAGACGATTACAAAAAAGCAAAGGAGGCGGCTAAAGCTGTACCACCAGATGTTGATGTAGATGCACTTATTGCTTATAAACAAAAAAAAGAGCAAGAGGAGCTAGAGGCTAAAGGCAGATATGATGAAGCTATAGCAAAGCAGGCTCAACAATATCGTGATGCTGAAGAGGCTAAGAACAAAAAGATACAGGAGCTAGAAGCTAGACAGAGACAGCTTGAAGTGGAAGCGCCAGCAGTAACAGCACTTGCTGATGTTGTTCACGACCCGCAATATGTTTTGTCTCGTATTGACAAAGATCAATTAGCTAGAGAGACAGACGGAACAGTTGTTGTAGTTGATGGTTATAACAGAACACCTGTAAAAGAATGGGCTATGTCTAAAATGCCAGCTTGGGTACAAAAAAATCCAAGACCGCAGGGAGGAGGAGCAACAACAACTAAAGTTCAAACAGAAACTATAGCAGCTGGTGAAAAGAATCCATTTGCCAAAGAATCTTTCAACCTTACAGAGCAAAGTAGGTTATTTAGAACAGACATAAATAAATATAATATGCTCAAAAATGCAGTTAGCGGTTAGTATAGTAACAACGTGGTTGTGCTACGTCAGAGGTTGTGCCTCGAAGTAAACATATTTATTAAATTCTAATGGCGACATTACGCAGTGATTTAATAATTCCTGAGGTGTTTACTCCCTACTTAATCGAAGCTACAACTCAAACTGACAGCTTCCTACAAAGTGGGGTAGTACAACCTTTGGCAGAATTGAATCTATCCGCAGAAAGAGGCGGAGACTTTGTAAAGATACCTTTCTACAAAGCTAATTTAACTGGAGATTTTGAGGTTTTATCAGACTCAACATCATTAACACCAGCAAAGATTACAGCTGATAATCAAATTGCAGCTGTACTTCATAGAGGTCGTGCTTTCAGTTCTCGTGACTTAGCTGCTCTTGCAGTTGGTGGCGGTGTTGATCCAATGGCTGCTATTGCTCAGAAGATGGCGGCATACGTCAACAACCAAAAGCAGAAGGATTTATATTCTTGTTTAACTGGTGCATTTGGTTCTATCAATGCAAACTCTAGTAGTTCAGCTTTGTTTGATTTAACTATCGACTCTGAATCAGGTGATTCTCCAACAGTACTTAGCCCAAGACACGTTGCTAAAGCACAAGCTTTATTAGGCGATCAAGGTGGTAAGTTAACAGCCATTGCAATGCATTCAAAAGTCTTTTATGACTTGGTTGAGAGAAATGCTATTGATCGTATTTATGACAATACAGGCGCTCCAGATTCAGACGCAACAGGTGGTAGCACAACAAGGGCGTTTGATGGACCAAATACTGTAAACACTTTCATGGGTTTACGCGTTATCGTTTCTGACGATATACCAACAACAGGCTCTGGCGCTTCAACAGAATACTCTACTTTCTTCTTTACACAAGGGGCAGTAGTAACAGGGGAGCAAGCACCAATCAGAACACAAACTGATAGAGATATTCTTGCTTTAGAAGAAGCAATGGCAGTAGATCTTCATTACATCTACCACCCTGTAGGTCTTAAGTATGCAGTTTCAACTGTAAACCCAAATAGATCGACACTTGAAACAGTAGGCTCTTGGTCGAAAGTCTATGAAACTAAGAACATCGGTATTGTTCGCGCTACAAACGTAAGTAATCAGGATTAATCATGCCATCATTATTTGACGTAACTGCTGGTTCTTTAGTGGGACCAACAACAGGTGGAACTGTCACACAGGCTAGTTCAAAGGCTACTGGAGTAACTCTAAATACAGAGTCTGGTCAGATCACAATGAATAACGCAACTCTTAACGCTGGTGTAGAGGTAACTTTTGCTGTTACAAATAGCAAAGTCTCTTCAACAGATGTTGTAGTTGCTTGTCATGGTAGTGGCGGAACTGCTGGCTCATATCTTGTTAACGCAAGTGAAATTGGGTCTGGTAGTTTTAAAATTACAGTTTCTAACGTATCTGCTGGAAACTTAGGCGAAGCAATAGTTATTAACTTTGTTGCTCTTAAAGGTGCATCAAGCTAATGGCTATGTACGCATTTAGGCGTATGAGAGAGAGAAATGAAGCTGCTGCAAAGGCGGCTTCTCTCACTCCCACTATTGAAAAGCCAAAAACTAAACCGAAGTCCAAAAAGGTAAAACTAAATGGCGATAACACTTGATGCTACTGTTGGCGGTGCTAACGCAAACACCTATATAACTCTTGATGATGCAAACACATTTATTGAGGGTCTAGTTCTCAGTGATGATGCTGCGGCGTGGGACGGCTCAAGCAACGACAATAAGAATCGTGCGCTTTTTACAGCTGCTCAAAGAATTGACAGAGAAAAATTTCTAGGTGCGAGAGTAGCTGATACCCAAGCACTAGAATGGCCTAGATCGGGAGTAAGGAAACCTGACACATACACAAACTTATATGGCTTGTCATTTCCTAACAGATTAGTCGCAGATTATTACCTCGACACTGAAATACCAGATAGGGTAAAACACGCTCAAGTAATTTTGGCTGTTTACCTTAACAATAATAGGAACGGATTAGAACTAAGTGGCTTGGAAGATTTTGCCGCTGTAAGTATTGGTAATATAAATGTAACTCCTAGATTCTATGGAGCTGTTGGGGTTGATCGTATTCCACCAATCGTTGACCACTACTTAATGGGTATTAGAATAGGTGGAAGAGCAAACTTATCAATCAAGAGGTCATGAAAATGGGTTACGGCTATGAGTATCCAGCTGCAATTATTATTACCGATACGGCTGCACATACAGGCAGATTTGGTAAAGTGCATTGCTTATCAAATGCAGAGGTGACTTTAGTTGCTGAGAACTTAACAGAAAATGGTTCTTCAACTATTAACGGCATCACCATGAAATCATCTTCAGAAATTTGTGGAGTTATTACAAGTATCACTCTTGCAAGTGGTCAGGTTATTGCTTATTTCTTATGAGTCTTGCTAAAGCACTAAAAAAAGCTGCCAGCGCTTCACTCAAAAAACTTGGCGGTGATGTGATTATCAGACAGGTAACAGCAGGGGCATACAATACCACTACTGGAGCTATTACAGAGTCTACATCTGATACAACTATCAAAGGTGCATTAAGTAATGTTTCAAAGAATCAGGTAAACGATTTAATCGAATCACAAGATAAGCTGCTGACTATTTCTGCTGGTGATCTAACATTTGCACCAACAACCAAGGACAGAGTGGTAATAAGTAACGTAGAATTTAAAATTATACAAGTTATTGTGAATGAGCAGAATAACACACCAATTAGTTTTGATCTTATCTTGAGGTAATATGGCCAGACAAATTTCTATTTTGCAAATCCCAAAGGTAATGGAGGAATCTGTAGAAATTTTGGTACAGGCAACAACATTAGAATGGACAGCTAGAGTAAAAAAGGCAACACCAGTATTTGAGCCTAGAGCTAATGAAAAAGGAGTAGGAGGCTCTCTTAGAAATGCTTGGCAAACACAAATAAAAAAATTTAGCGGTACTGTTTCAAATAACTTGCCTTATGCAGAGCCAGTTTGTTTTGGAGAAAATTTACCACCATCTTGGGGCGATGTTTACAGGACAAGACAGAATACACAAGCTGGCTATCCAGAACTAATAGCAAAAGAATTACAAACTTGGGCTGACGGAGAATATAGCAAGATTAAAAGGAGTATCTGATGGCTGCTACAGATTTAAACACAGTACGATCAACAATAGAGGCTAGATTAGCAACAGAACTAGCCAGCAGCCCCGCTATTCCTGTTGTTTTTAATAATATGACGTTTGACTCTACTGCTGAAGATACCTTTGTACAGTGCATTACAAGCTTCGGTGCGAACAGTTATATTACTCAGGGTGGTACAACTGATTCTGATAATTTGATTAATGGCTTAGTTTTATTGAATGTTTTTACAGAAGAGGGACTAGGTGCAGGGTCTAATCTTACAATTTGCAAAAGACTAAGGGACTTATACAATAGAATTACAGTATCAAGTGTTATTTTTGATGCACCTATTGGACCAGAAATACTTACATCTAGTCCGCAGGGTAAGTTTCAAACCCAAATCAGAATAACATTTACTATTTACGAGGATCTTTAAAAATGGCAAAACTTGTTATTACAGACGAAATGTTAGACGCTATCGAAGCTGTCAAAGGTGTAAGAGACCCACAATACTGGGATCCAAATTGTAAAAGATATATGGAGAATCAACAAAATTCTAAAAAAGATGTAAAAAACTCCGAAAAGAGTTAATATATTTGTAAATCTTTCTTTTTTTTGTCATGGCAGCTATTAGAGGCGATGTAGGCAAGATCATGTTTCATAACGCAGCAGGCACTGAAGCCGATATTGCTGGAACTAGATCTTGGTCATTATCAGTTTCAAAAGATACTTTAGAAACTACAGTTCAAGGAAACACATCAAAGACTTTTATTGGTGGTCTAATATCTGGTGAGGGATCAGCAGAATTGATTTATGACAACGCTGGAAACGCGGATTACCTATCATTTGTTGAAGATATATTAACAACTGGCGATGCTGGAGACGCATTATTTGAATTGTTCCCTGATAGTTCAGCTAGTTCTAAAAAGTTAGCTTTTTCTGGAATTATTACAAGTGCTGAATATGGTGCAACACTTGGAGAGACTCAGTTAATTAACATATCTTTCCAGACAACTGGTGCAATAACTTCAGACATATAGTAAATTAAGATTATCTCGCACTTAATTTATGGCACAAAAAAGAACCCTCGACCTTTTAAAGGAGTCGTTTGACCTCTCTAAAAGGCGCAAATTTGACGTTAAAGATGATAATGGTAATGTTGTGGTCAGTTTATATTTCAAGGCCATTACAAGGGCTGACAGAGCCAGAGCAACGCAAAGGGCAGGGAGTGATGATCCATTAGTCGTTTCGACACATATGCTTTGTCAGTTGGCAGAGAATGAAGATGGTACAAAAGCATTCCACCCAGCAGATTTTGCTAACTTGCAAAATGAGTTGCCAGAAAATGTATTAAATGAAATTGAATTGTTCTTATTTGGTGTAAATCAAAACGCAACGATTGATAACGCAAAGGAATCCTAAAGGGGGACAACTGGTTAAATTTTGAGTTTTTCCTTGCAACAGAATTAGGTAAAACAATTAGTGAATTGAGATCACAACTCACTGAGGAAGAGTTGGTATTTTTTGCTGGATATTATGAACTAAAGTATGATAGAGAAAAAAAAGAAGCAGATGCAATCAAGCGCAAATCAAGATATAGTTAAAGGAGTTATTGTTTAGTCGTGGCAGTTTCTAATGTAG